ATCCTACCATACACCGGGGCATCTATCAAGAAAGGTTGTTAAAATGAATGAATATGAAAATATCGAGACTGTTGAAACTGTTGAAAATGATGATCAGGGATCTTCCGTTGATGTTCCTGGAGCTGATGATCCTGTGTTATCCGATAGCGTTAGTACTGAATCCGATATGGTACAAGATGCCGGATCTGTTACGGAAGAATCCCCTACTGAGTCCGTGGATCCGGGAGAATCCGGAACAAATGTCTATGTTATGGATAGTGATGGTAATTATATACCTTTTACTGTCGCTGTTTCGGAACCTGCGACGGAACAAGTACAAGTACAGAATTTATCTGCAGACGATCTTAAGCCTTATTTTTCGGAAATAAATTACAGGCTGGACACAATTATTTTTCTGATGCTCTCTTTTTGGGTAATTAAGCGGATAAAAATTGCGGTTGCAAATATGACTGGTCGCAGCCTGGATGGTGGAAAGGATGTGTTAGACAGATGAGTCCATGCGCTAATTTTACCTGCAGGTTAAAAGGATCCTGCATCAATGAAGACAACCATTGTCATGATCTTATTGGTTGTCGTGTGATCCGCTCCGGGGATGATATCCAACGGTGTAAAATGTGTTACCTGGTTAATAGTTGTCGTTATGCAAAGGAGATTATGAAGAATGGAAAACATAATTAATTATATCTGTAACGGATCGAATGAATTTACTCCGGCTGTTGTGGTCGGTTTGATCGTGTTCTGTTTGGTATTAGAAAGCATCAGCTCCATAGCTGCTAACTGCTTAAAGGTTGGGAGGTGATCGTATGCTTGAATTGTTATTATTTATCATTGTTTTTGCCTGCATTATGTCGGTCTGCGTCCGTGTCATTGTGACGCATCCGATCAGTACCGTTCGGTATGGTGTAATTGATCTGTATAAGTATTTCCGGTTCCATCGGTGGGATGAATGTGCTACCGGTATGATCGTATGCTATGTAGGTCTGTTTGGTAAGGGTAAAACCTTGTCAGCGGTGCATAAGGTTGTGTCGTTATATAAGCGGTACAATGACAGGAAGATTTATGACTTTTACCGCATGAAATGGGTCACCCAGAAGATACATATTATCTCTAATGTTTCCCTTGCTATCCCTTATGAGGATTTTGTTTCCTTGTCTCAAATTGTGGCGGTGGCTGATCGTGTGCGCTCCCTCGATGAACAGAATGATACACGTACTTGTACCATTGTCCTGGGTGATGAATTTTCTGTTCAGCTTAATTCTCGGAGTTTTAAAAGCAATATTGATCCTCTGTTCTTGAACACGCTTTTGACCTGCAGGCATCATCATATCAGTCTGATCTACACATCGCAGAGGTTTAATCATGTGGATGCTCTGCTACGTCAGGTGACCAGCTACGTGTATACCTGTAATAAGGTGTGGCGAATTATGGTACATGAGCAGTATGACGCTTTCGACCTGGAAAATGCTTCAGATCCTACGCTGATCAAGCCGAAAAGGCGTTTCGGTTGGTTTATCAGGGATGCTGCATTTAATGCTTATGATACCCTGGCTTGCGTTGGCAATCTTACGAAGTCATGCAAAGAGGGAGACATGCTTACGGAAGAACAGATCCTCGATCTGCAGCGGAATAACCCTGCTAATCTTGATGGCGTGGTTAATCCGTCCAGGAAACTAATACGTGCCAGCAAAAAGCTGAGAAAGTAGGTATTTTATGGATAAATTTATATATTCTCTTTTATCTTATCGGGATTATATGCGTTTTGTAAAGCCTTCCAGTTCTCCAAAAGAATACGGAATATTTCTGTTTAATAGGCGAAAGAAACGCAACAGCAAAAAAACAAGAAAGTAGGTGTTTTATGGATACTAAAATAAAATGCTCTGAATGTGAATATTGCAAATTTTATCATTCCCGGTATGGTAATCGGAAAAGTTGTTTTTGTGAACATCCGGATCAGGAGTATATTATGCATTATTTTTCAGATCGTGATATCCGGTCTATGCCTGGTTTTATTGGTTATACCGGGTGGAATGATAGTATTGTTCCTTGTAAATATACTCCTCGTTGGTGTCCCAGGAAGAAAGGCGGTGTGTAAGTATGGCTCTTGCTATTGTTTTAGTAATCTGCGCTACTGTGATTGTAGTGACTTATATGTTATGTCGTGTCCGTGAAAGGGAACAGGATTTAGAGGACGTGTATGAAGATATTTCTTTGTTACGTGTTTCGGTGGATCGTTTTAATTCGATCGAGGAAGTCAATGCAAGCAATCTCTCTTGTTTGTCTGATCATTTAAAACACGTTGATGAGGAAATCGATGAAATACAGAATAAGTTGTGCAACCGTTTGTAGCTTGCAACGTGCACTTCACCCTTTACGGTAGGGGGCACCCGGTTAGCCTTGTGACCAGGGACAGCGCCCACAAGCGAAGCGGGGCGCGTCCTTGGGCGCAAAGGTCCCGCGGTGCCGGGTTCCTGCCGTCAAGGGCGTTGCCTAGGGTTAGTATTACCCCTAGGCAACTTTTGTCGCATGTCGCAAAGTGGTTTAAAGTATTGATTTTACTAGGTTTTTATTTGTCGCAAAGTTGTCGCAAATGGCTGTCGCAAGATAACTTTTGTCGCAAATAGGGAGATGCACATGGGTGATGTAAAAGATTCTCAATCTCGTAAGTGGATGATCACTATTAACAATCCACTGGATAAAGGTTTTTCACATGATAAAATTAAAGAGGTGCTTTCCACTATCCGTAATCTTGATTATTGGGCTATGTGTGATGAGATTGGAAACGAAAAGCACACTTTACATACACATATCGTTATCCATCGGGGCGGTGCTCTTCGGTTTAGTACTTTGCAGAAAATGTTTCCTCCTGGTTCACAGCTTGATATGCTTCGAGGTACATTGCAACAAGCCCGTGACTATATCCGCAAAGAGGGAAAATATAAAGGTACTGCGAAAGAAGAAACAAATCTTAACAATACTTTTGAAGAATCTGGAATTGTTCCGGATGAACACCAGGGACAACGGAACGATCTTGTTGCCTTGTATGATATGATCAAGGACGGAAAAAGTAATTATGAAATACTTGAAGATAATCCGAATTATATGATGCAGCTGGAAAAGGTCGAACGATGCCGGGAAATACTCCGGTATGAACAATTTAAGAATATAGTTCGTGAAATGCATGTGGAATACTGGTTCGGTGATCCTGGAAGTGGTAAGACGTCAGGTGTATATAAGTTATATGGCGGATACGATAAAGTTTATCGCGTGACTGATAACCGGAACCCCTGGGATGGATATAAGGGGCAGGATGTTATATTATTTGATGATTTTCGTGCTTGCGATTTTGATATCAATATATTGCTTAAGTGGCTGGATATTTACCCCTTAGAACTGCCGTGTAGATATAATAATAAGCAAGCTTGTTTCACGCATATATATTTTACAAGTAACATTTCTTTTGACCAGCTTTTCAGAACTGTGCAGTCAGAAGATGCCAGTACCTGGAATGCTTTTTGCAGACGCTTCAATGTGATCAAAGAGTTTCGGGACGGAACGCAGTTTGATTATAAGGGATATGATGATTTTTTGAAAAATAGATGGTTGCCACTTGACGATTCCGTGGATTGGTTCCGTAAGAATTATGGTGTAAAAGTGTAGAGGGGCTTGCGCCCCTCTTCTTTTATTTCTTAGTTTGTCAATGTTCTAATCTCTATTTTGTGTCGATTATAAATATGCTAATATATCCGGGTCACAGTTTGCTTCTATTTCCCCTATAGCTCTGGCTCCACTTATATCATCAGGATATTGACTACATATCTCATAAATCCTTTTGAGTCTTTTTTCTAAAAATTTGCATTTGATTTCAAGTTCCTGTTGTGTCATGTTGCTCCTCTTTCTCCCCGTCCTGCCGATAGGTCAGCAATTATTTATATTTTTTCTACGTAGATATATTCCTGGTTTCCGTTGTCATCGGTGTATATTCCGTTGTACATTTCCCATATTCTGTTAGCTCCTGCTTCTGTGTAATTTTGGTTAAATAACTGTTTTCCGCTTTCTGTTACGATCCTATAATTTTCTTTTTTAGCTTTCTTCATTTTGTCACCTTCCTGGCTCCGGCGGAGCCTATCACGTTTTTGGGTTTCTGCTCTGGGTTGCTGGTTTTAGTTTTTCTTCCTGGGTCTTTTTGCTTCCATCATCTCCTTTTCTTATAAATTCGTTTTCGGTATATCTGTCTTGGGCGTCTGAATAATGGAAAATTTTTCTCATGGGAAAAGTCAAGAAAACTATAAAAATCATTTTTCCGATTTTTATAGTTAGATAAAAATTCATTCTTTTGAATTTTTACGGTTCTTTACTTGGACCAGGTGAAAAATTATTATTCAGACTGATGCACAAGACATACCGGAAATGAATTAAAAAGGAGATGTACCGGAAAGACCAGGAAGAAAAAAGCCCCTTGAGGGGTTTGGGGTGTTTAATTCTTTTCATTGGGAACGTAGTGACCTTTGAAAAGTTTCCTTTCGTATCCCAGCTGACTGGACTATCAGGATCAGATATATTTGTCAAGGTCAGCGCAGCTGTTTATTTTAACCTTGATAAATATATCTGTGATCCTGATACCCTTGAAGTATGAAAGGGGGTTCAGTCATGAAATACCTAACGGAAAAAGACAGATATCTGATTGAAAAATTACACCAGGAAAAGACACCGGTAGCAAAGATTGCGGAGATGATCGGATGCTGCAGAGCTACTGTCTACAATGAAATTAAAAGAGGTACTTTTATTGCAAGGGGTAAGCTGTGGCAGGATGAAAAGCGCTATGGCTATGATGTTGGTCAGCGGATCCATAAGGAAAATATGAGCCGTAGAGGTCGGAAAAGGAAATTATCTGC